CCTTGAAATGAAAGTTCAGTCAAATCAAGGGGATCGCCAGCCGAATCCTCAAGAACAACAGACGTCTGAAAATCAGATCCTTGGTCGATATATAAGTTTGCATAGGTAGCCATAATGTTATTTATATCTTATCCTATTTGGAAATTCCAGCTAATATTCAAAAAATCCGTCTGCGTTTTTTCAAATGGTTCTGTTACTACGACTCGTGCAATGAGCGTGTCATCATCACTCAGTACACCAAACTCAGTAAGTGTACCTACTGCCTGCGTGTCAATAAATCCACCGAATAATTCAATTTCGTTTCCATTAATAATTTTTAATGAAATTGACGTGCGAGAAATTTCTGATTCAAGTTGCGTATCTTCTGGTTGAGGTGTTGCAGTACCTTCACCTGCCGCAAAAGTAATAATTTCTGGGCCTATCGAACCGTTGAAATCATCAAAAATTTTGCGAACAAAAAAATTAAGACCCGCATCGACAACAAGATTACGTATTGTTTTTTGCTGCTTAATTTGATTTGATATACCACACACCAACGTAATTGTAGGTGTTCCAGTAACTTTAATCACTTCTTGCATTGATTTTCTCTAGTTGTGTAAGTATTACATCAAGTGTGTTTTCAAGACGATCTAGTCGTGCAAGCATCGACCTTTCTTTTTCTTTTTTGGCAACAAACTGATTGTACTGAGTCTTATTGTCAAAAACCACTGCTCCAGTTTTAGTATCTTTCTTATATTCAGAAAATTCTTTAATTTGAGCATATCTTTGCGTTGTTGCCATAACCTAGATTATCCTTTAATTGCAATTACTCTCAAATCGCGAAGTCTTGGAACTCGAGCTTCATTACTCGAACGTAAAACGATTTTAATTGCGTGGATGTTAAAGTCCTCGGCAAACTCATGATTGAATGAATATTCCGAGAATGTATTAAGATTTTCATTTGATGGTGGGATTGATCCTCCTTCAAATTTAACCCAGTTTTGATCTGAAAATCTTGTTCCAGAACCTACTGGCTTGACCTTATAGTACACATCTATTGTGGTACCCGGTGGTCTATTTGCATCAAAAAAGACAGTTATTTCATTTGCCGGATTAATTAATTCGACTGGTTTAGTCAGGTACCGAGCAAGTGCATTATCTGATTCTGGACTGTTATTTTCATCTTCTATATTATTAACGCGATTTTCTGTTGCAATTAATGCAAATCTTTTCACGTCAATATAAGGTGATATGTTATCGAGTGTGCTTGACAAAGTTGCACGTACACTTACCGACCCATCACCAGATTCAGTTACGGTACGAGGGAAAGTAAGTATGTTATCATTTTCGATATTCATACTTCTAAATCCAGCATCAGCAACCTTACCAAATTTACTGGTACCTCTAAATTGCCAATTCACCGTTGTTCCATCAAGGTCAAGAGTTTCTACAATCGGATAGAATACCGAAAATCCTACATGTTGAGTGCCAAATACTGCACCACCCCCGAGTTGATTATTTTCGGTTGCGGCAGTATCTACAGTGACAAAATAAAAGTCCATACCAATGTTTTCAGATGCTGGTCCTTCAGAAACAGTCAAATCAACATCAAACAGTTCACCTTCCGGAACACCCGCAAGTGCAGACGAGTTTTCGGCGCTGAACCGAACAGTATCCCCTACCTCCATCGAATGATTAGGATGCTCAACTCGAATGAATGTTGATCCGTTAGTAAACGTGAATGGATCAAGAGGTAACAAATCAATATGCGGATCTGCCTCTGTGCCGGCATCGTTTGCCGATACTTCATTAGTAAAAGTCACCTGACCCTGCACGGCAGTGTTAAATTCAGCACGATTAATTTGGAACTTAAGTGTCTCAAGCTGAGCAGGTGTCCATGTTCGGTTATTCTGTGATTTAAACAGCGAACCAAGATACGGTTGACGTGTCATTTGTTGTCCAGTAATAACATCTGCCTGACCCATTACCGCTTTCCAAATTGTCAAGGTTTCAGAATCTGTCAAAACAACAAAACAATATTCTTCATTTTCTTCAAGATATACCGGACGATCAAACGTGAATCTTGTTGACACAGTCCCATCTTCAGAACCAGATAATTCATCCGCAGGGAGTGTGACGGTTGATACAATCTCATCACCCGGAAGACCATTTACCATATTCCGAATTTGAACCGTGACAGCGAAAGTATTATTTGCCGCATCAGGCCCAAGGAATATATCTACTGAAGTAATAAATCCGCCTTCTCGAAGAGGCATTGCAAATGATTGTGCAACTGGATCATAATAGGTACGACTTACGACACGACTTACGCTTCTTCGATCAATATCGACCACGGTGGTCGAAAGGAAGAAAGTAGATATATCTTCAAGAATACCCTGAGCAGAGTATGTTGCAACAGCGTCTGTCCGTGGCAATTCTTCTTGATCACGTAGCTCAAAGTCACGAAGTCCAGTACGGAATCGAATGTCATCTTCATTGGGAATTTCAAAAGTACCAGAAACACTGCCAATGGCATTTGTTACCAGCTGATCACCTTGCGATCCTCCGGTTGGTGTCACGAATGCCGATACATCAACATCATCAAAGTATGGTGTCACTTCTGTAAGAGGTTTTAGACCAATTGCCGAAAACTCGACATTTCTTGATCGAATAAACGGAATTACCGAACGATCAACAACCCTATCGCCGAGTCTTTCAATCTCTGTTCTTTCTGTTCGGACTGTTCGAATACCCGTTCTGAACGTTGTATCAAAACCACCATGCCCGTCACGAATTGGGCGCCATACAGTTCTCCAACCACCCCATACAGTACCAAGTGAATTCTGATTATCAAGGAATGCCTGAGTAAACCGAGTGCCTCCATCAAGAGTAGTATCTGGTACTCGTCGAGTCGATACCCACGAATCACTCGAAGGATTAAGTTCCATCGAGCCTTCCCACGTGTATTTCAAAAATGGTTGAATTCGTTCAAGGACAGTAGCAATATTCTGTTCTACAAGTGAAACCTCCTGATATGGAAGAGTAACTACACCACCAGTGATTTGAAAGTTTGATCCAGTCTCATCGTCTACTAATGAAATTGATTTAATTGAACATTCTGGTCTTAGTTCACCAAGTTCAGGATCAATTGCAATTGTATACGTATCTTTTGAGGCATCACCAATATCGTGACCAAAAAACGGATCAACAAGAATGCCTGTCTTAAACTTGTCGATAAACTCTTTTGAAATTGCATCTCTTTCGAGCAAATTGAGCGATGTATAAAACTCGAGATCCTGAATCCGATCTTCTAAAAGACCAATGTCTCTCATACGATACCGAGGATTATTAATTGATCTTGCATCAAGATCCTTGGAATCGAACGTAAACGGATTTAACGTAATATCATACAGAGAAATACCGTTATCAATATTCTTTGGTTCAGCTGGATCAAGAGCAGGCTGACTCTTCGATACAACAAAGTTGCCGTTAGTGGTTAATCCAATTTTGATTCTCTGTGCAAGGAAAAAGTCAAAGTCAAGAATTGCTTCTGAATCTGGCACAAACGATACCGGAGTATTAAAGAATTCGCCCGACGTGTTAATGATTGGACGAAAATCAATTGAATTGGCAAGAGGGAATTCTTTACCTGAGTCCGCCGTATATGTCGGAATGTTTTCGTATGCAATACTGGAGTAGGAATCAGCAACAAAAAAGTCACCGCCTCCGTGTGAAAAGAAGCTGAATGTGATTGTTACTTCTTCGGTCGGTTCGGTAAATCCCGGGCGTAAAATTAATCTCGCAATATCATAGTGAGTATCTCTTTGTCCTGTATCAAGTTCATACCGTCTGGTGTAATCAACTCCATTTGCGTCAGTGATCGAAACCAAATCAAAGACGTCGGCAACTCCAAGCGAAATCGTCGGTGTCGGTGTCGGTACGACCAAAGTAGAATTAATTACAGGACTTTTTGTCTTGATTGATCCGGGCGACTTAAATATAATTGCATGAATTGTAACAGCATCAGTATCGTTAACACCAAGCGAAGTAAGATCAAGTGTTGCGGTTTTATTATCAACTGACAAAGTAACAGAATCAGGATTACCGATCACACCAAGAGTTTCTGATGCGGTTGATCCAGAGTTTACGCCCGTGACTGATACAATGTAGTCTGTCACCTCATCACGAAATTGTTCTGAAGCAATTGGTGTTGTAATTGTGACCTGTGATCCAGCAGAGACCACGGTAGAAAATTCTTTATAGAAATTAAAAGATGATCCAGTGATCGTGTCAATATTTGAAAATGGTAGTTCGTACAGAGCAACTTCGTCTGTCGTATTTTGAAGTATCGTATCACCATTTTCAATCGACGCCGAACTTATTTCAGCAGCAAATACCGGTGAAATGTTATCCGAATAAACCGTTTTAACATCATCAATTGAAAATCCACTTTCAAAATCAAAATTGAATAAGTGAAGTCGAACAACGGGTTCTGACTCAAGTGCAGATTGTACAGGATCAAACACTACAGCTCGAACATTCGCCGTTCCAACAAAGGTTGATGGTTCGTTAGGTATATCGGAAGTATAAGACAAGGTAGAGTCAGAATACAACTTAACCTGACCAAATAAATCTGGATGCGAAAATACCGATTTAATGTGGAGAAAATCCCCGAGCTGTAAAGGTACGAGCGTATTTTCTGTCGAATCAGTATCCCTGGCCTTGTCAATATCAAGCCGGCGTGTGTTCAGTGTCTCGACACGAAATCCTCGGACAAATGCCTTACCAGCCTGAAGATTTACTCTTAACTTGTCAGAATCAGTAGGGTGATCATCGATGCCAAGGTTAAAGTTTTTGACGACAAAACTACCGTTCGTTTCAAATGATCGTTTGGCAAGAGAATCACCTAAGACGTCAAACTCAGACTCTCGAACCTGTCGAGCAATCTCACCATTCTGTATACGTGCTATTTCAGTGTACGACTCTGGATCTTCAACGTCGTTTTCAAGTATCAGTATAGGATTAATTTGCCAGCGATGAGCACCGGGAGCAGATTCGTTAAATGTTCCTTGTGCGTTATCAAACAAAGACGCATCGTCATCAGACGTGATAATGTTTTGATCTACAAACAGTCCGATAGAAATAGGTTCGATAATTTCTGAAAGACCTCTGTATTTGTCAATTACCAGAGTCTGTGTCTCGACTAAGAGAAAGAGTTCATTGATAAAAAACACACCGCGATTTACAGTAATTAGCGTCGATTCACCAGTGTAAGCAGGATCATTTTCAGTTTGAAATGTTTCTGTCGTAACGCCGTCGGGTAGAGTCAGAGTAACAGATTCATTTTGGTTAAACTCTCCACCCGTCGTGTATATGAAGTGTAGCGTCAGCGGATCATCTTGTGTAGGACGAGAAACGGCAGAAATTTTTGCGGTGATTCCGCCACTGTTTTCAAGTGTAGAACCAATATAAACCGAATCGTCAGGGTTTGCTAAATCATCGTCAACTCGAATAAAGTTAGCATCTCCGGAAATGTCGACTGATCCCGGAATCACCATCGAACCATTCTTAAATACGTGATCGCCAAATCGAGAAATTTGTTTTTGTAGAATCGTCTGAAGTTGATTTAACTCACGAGTCTGAACAGCAAATCCCGGACGAAATAAAATCCGAAGAAATTTCTTATCTTCATCAAAGTCATCAAAAAACGGTTCGGAATTGAAGTCAATTGCCATGGAATGCTTACCCTGTTTTAGTATTCAAGTACGAGTGTAATCGTTTCAATTTGCTGAGGATTATCTGTTTCAACTAATTCTCTATTATTTATAAACAAAATATCACCAGAATTTGTTTCAACGTCAGGCTCAGTGATCGTATCAATTGCATCAGTAATTGGTTCAGTGCCGATTGATACTATGTTTTCACCTTCGATAAACTCACCATCACCGCGATATTGATTATCTATCGTGACACGAAGTTCATCCGTACCAAATGTCGTAACTTCGACGCCACGAGTTCCAGAGCTTTCACCAATAATTTCGTTAATGCCTTCAAATGCAGAATTATCACCCGACGTGAGTTTAAGTCTATATTTAGTGTCACCCACAAGATCGGTAAACAAAACAGATTCCCCTGCTGAATCAAGTACACCAAATTCGGTTGGATTTTCAATCAGACCCACTCGTCGGAAATTAGATTCACCAAGGAAATTATCTTCTCCAGAAATTCGCAAATTAAGTAAAACAAAATTACCTAATAGTTCTTTTGAAGGATCAGACCCATGCCCTCCAAGAGGAGCGATGATTGGTTTTAATTCTGCTCCGGTTCCTGTGCCTGGAGGAACAATTACAACAGAAACCGCACGAGTAAACCCAGACCCTGCTCGTCCTGTTGGAACATCAGCATTTATAATCTGACCGTTTGCATCAGTTTCTGCAAATGCTCGGCATGATGACTGAACGACATGTGTATCAAGAGATGGGTTATATCCCGTGCCATTAATGATGACCTGAACAGATACAATTTCGCCATTTGGATTGGTTGACGCAATCCCATACGCCGTCTGATTAATACCCTGCGTTGTAAACTGGCGTAATGCAACTGGTATATTTTGCTCTGGGGCGTTCGGATAGTTTTCACCGGGATCAATAATAGAATCAGACAGGTCAGGCGAAATGATTTCACCCGACGGAGAAGTCGAAATCGAAACAAGCGCCGACTGATTTTGTACCCCATCACCTTCGATAAAAACAGGAATTGCATTGCCGGCATTAACCGTTCGATCGACTGGATAATTATTTCCGGCATTGTCAATTCTAAGCGTATCGACTGTCCCTTCAATAGCGTTTGCTTCAACTGATTCTGATGGATTTAAAGGAAAAAAGTTCGGAACAATAAACTTACGAAGCAAGGATGATGTAACAGAAAACATATACTTCCATTTATATCCGTCAGTCTGAAGAGGAATGTCAAAAGTTACATGCGTCGGTCTTTGAGTAGAAGGATTATTGTTGTTATTTGAAATACACTTATATACATTAAATTGATCGGTCAAAACGTAAAAATCCTTTCCGATTAAATCAACATCATCAGCATACTGATCATATATTTTGCCAGATTCCCAGATTATTTCGCGCAGCCCGATTGTAATATCTGGGGCAGTAACACGAGCAATGCCGTTCATATCACGCCAAATTTGATATATTTCACTATCGGTGTTGATCACATCTGGCGGAATTTCTTCATCAGGCCATTCTGAAGTTCGCCCAAGAAACACGTACATTGATGAATCAGCGGACTGCACAAAATCAACAAAATCTTGTGCATTTCTAATTCTAAAATTATTAACCAGACCAGTCATATGTTATATCTCTTCTGTTGTAAACGTTTCAGTTGTTTGGTCATTGCCCTGTGTAGCCTGCTCCAAAAATGCGGATTCACCGACATAGTTATCGGCAAAGTAAAATTCTGAAGGTTCTACATAATCCTGCACAAATCCAAGTAAAGTGAAGGAAACGGAAGTTTCTTCTTTGATATCATATATACCCGGAATGGTAATCGATGAAAACAACTGAGCCTGCGTAACAAATCTAAACTGTTCAGATACTCTTAAATTCGCAAACGGAATTGTTCCTGCCGGAGATATCGTTCTTTTTACCGATCCGCCCCAGATAGATATTGGTGTATTGGTCAGAACCTCGTATGAGTATCTCTGATAAAAGAAAGAATCTTGCAGTACAATTGCATCAGACAACTGACCGCGTGAACCAACATACGAACCTTCCGACCTTAAAATAGGACTAAAATTAAGAGTAAGATCACCACCAATTCCATTAAATGATTCTATGATGATTTCTACTTCGCTTGGCCCTACCTGATTATTTGGTTCCTCACGTTCAAAGAGAAGAAAATCGGCCAAAAAATATAGGTCATCGGATGGTGCATTTAGAATGTGATTCGGAGTATTACCCGAACCAAAGTCAGAAATGACCGTATCAAGTATTTCTCCAGTATCTTCATCAACTCTTGATACGGATGCTCTGAATGAAATACCATCACCACCTTTGATGAAAATTTGATCACCAATTGCGTATCCTGTACCGCCATCTGCAATGTTCAAACCAGAAAAGGAACGGTATACCTCACCTCGAATTCCCTCATCACTTTCGGAAATAATAATTGAACGTTCAAAAAATTCACCAACAACCGAACCCTTGAGTAAAACTAACTCAAAAATAATGCTGTCAGAATAAACTTTTCGATCAACACGAGATACAACTGCGGATGCAAATGTGCCTGACTGAACAATTCGAGTACCGGCAAATTCTTCAGGGTTACCGGATATTGATGTGACTCGAATAATGTCATCTTCGATCCATACGCCATCTGAGGGCTTTAAAACAAGATCCCATGGTAATCGAACCTGAACTGGGTCGTTAAGAAACAAACGAAAGAATGTCTCAATGCTTTCTGCCGACCCCTTTGATCTCCACAGATCAGAAATCTTGTCATAGAATAACTGCGGATCAGCTGCATAATCACGAGGAACAAATAATCCAATTTCAAGTTCTATTCTTCTGAGAAATTCTTTGTCTTGCGTTCGAATGTCACGTTGTTGTGGTAACGTGTTCGCAAAATAACCAGCCCCATGATCTTCCTCAAGATATCTTAAATATGCACGAATAAAGTCGACCAACCGAGGATGATCCGAAATAATATGATCGGGAAGAAATCGAGCAATGACCGACTCCACATTTGGAGTAAGCAATGATCGTGTGATATCGTTAGGCATTCTTTGATGTTACCTCATACCCGATACCCGAAAACTCCTGACCCGTTGCAAAAGTATCGACACTACCCTCAATAGAGAATCTTTCACAATCACAATCAATTGTCAGAAGTGTATTCCTTTTACCAAAGATATTGTATGAGTTTGGTATTACTTCAATGCCGATGACAGAACCTTCAATTGCTTCTGGATTAAATCTCGTGAGCACAACTCTGGTACCTTCAATAAAACCGGCATCTCGTACAACAACAGTCGGGCTTTGTGTTTCACCACGAACAATCTGAATTCGTCTGGTGCCGTCCTGACGAGGCACGTCTGTAAATCGACAGTTTGCAAGACCATTTACGGTGAATCGCGATGATCTAAAAATTACTGGGCGAGCACCAAAACTTTCAAACAAATCAACTGAATAATCCAACGTGTATGTAGTAGGTATGCCGATTCTTGGTATGAATCTTCGAGCAAGGTATACACGAGCAAATGAATTTATGATAGAATTATCTGCTGTGTCGATTACATTCAAAACATTTGAATATCGAAACACACGACCAAAGCGCCTCAGAGTTTCNGTATTAAAGTCTCGAATTTTTTGAACAACTTTTTGCTCAAGTTGAGTCGTCGTTAAATCGGTCAGTGCCGGATTAAACTTAAAGAATACTTCAAGTGCAATAAACAGAAATTCAGGGTCAAGAATTTCTGGTTCAACGGTCAAAACACTTTTAGGTTTAAGAATTTCATTCCGAATAAACTCTTTTTGATCGTCAGACAAGATATCAGACGATTTTGGTTTAATTGATATAAACGCCTTACCATATACAGGTGGGTCATTATCTTCACCGCCCCAGACACTGATGCTTTCAAGATCGCCAAAGTTTTCACGAATGACTGCTTCAAAATCTTGTGGGACGACTACACGATTTTGAGAAGCAAATGTAAGAGGAGCATTGCGCCGTACACTTTCTGTAGATTCTTTTTCTTCTCCACCTTGTGCCGGTGACAAAGTCGAAATACTAATATTCGTTGTACCGCCTATTGGTGTGGTTGTCGAAAAGGTTCTGGCTCCATTTGCATCTGACTTCCTAGTTGTCAGATACTCGATTCGAATTAAATTACCATCTTGAAGTGGATTACCGAGAATACCATCACCAAAAAATATCTCATACCGACCATCAGGATTTTCAGCAATGAAATACACATCTGAATCAGGTTTTATTGCTGTCAGTTCTTTAGCTTGAGTAAAAACACGGGAATTAATTTTATCGCTGTCATCAAAGACACGAACCTGAAGAGTTGAAGTATCAACATCTTCGTCCGGTATAACAAACCTTTCTCCAGACCTAATATCAAATATAAACTCCGATGATTTAAATGTTCCTTGAAAAACACGGACATTTTCAAAAAAATCATTGTCATCAGGAACAAAATTTTCAAGAGTAAAAAATGTGAGAGTTTCGCCATTAATTGTTGCTCTGAATGGATGCCCTCGATCCAAAGTAAAATCATCTTCTGTTGCATTGTTTACCTGCACAGAAATAGCAGCAGACGCTGCTGTTGCCGAACGTGGAATATACCCGAGTTGTCTTGCATGACCGACAACCGATCCACGGAACTGAGCGGTGTCAAGGAACGTTTCGTTTAACCCGACATTTGCATTCACGGCATTAATATGTGTCGTATACGCAAGAAGATCAATGATCGAGGATATTGCAGATCCGTCAAAATCATAGTCTTGCAATTCGTCTTGTGACCGAAGAAATTCTTTCAGGGAATTCCGAATTTCAGTGAAGTCAATTTCTGTACTCATCTTAGTCTCTCGACAATAAATTGAATTTGTATCTCGGCAGGTTCAGGCGATACGATTTCACCGAATACCGTGACTTGAAGTGCGTTGCGATCTGGTTGATCATTAATTGTCACATCTCTTACTCTGATTCGTGGTTCAAAATTCTCAAGCGTAACACGAATATCTTCCTCAATGACTGCAGCAAGTGCAACGTCAAAAGGTTCAAATAACAAATCACGGAGTCTTGTACCGAACGTAGGTTGAAATGGTTTTTCGCCTCTTGCTGTGAGTAAGATATTGAGGACAGACTGTTTGACTGCCTCTTCCCCACGTTTCAGAAGTAAACCATTTGTTGCAGGATTTACTCTAAAAGAAAAATCCACGTCGGTATAATCAACCTGTCGTGCCCTGATTGATAATTGTTCTGCCATATATCTATTTATTCACCTAGGGCTGCACGATTCGCAGCGCCTGGGCCAATCCTTACATTTCTTTTCGGAGGTGTGTATTCGTCTGGCAGATTCAGAATAAAGAACTTTTCCTTTTCAAATCTTGGGACGGTATCAAATTTCGAGAGCGCTTCCTTGACATCGAATGGTTCTGGGTCGACCGCAGTAGGTGACTCGTCTGGAGTATCTGCAGGTTTTGCAAGTTCACGTACCGCATCGCCAATACGAACAATGTTTGGTATATCATTACAAAGATTGAGAGGCGAACCAAGAGGATCACGAATAAACTGTTGAACGTTTTCGATGATTCGATCAATCGCTGGGCCAAGTTCCTGATATGCTGCACGAATCTCAAGGAGTTTTGCAACTGTACCCGCAGGGTTTCGTAACGCCTCACGTGACAGAAGATTCTGTATATCCTGCTGAAGTCGTCTTTTCAACACGTCAGGATCAGACAATTCTTTGATTCGATTGATCTCCTGTTGAATCAGGAAAATATCATTTTTACCGCCCGTGAGGATTGTCTGATATGCTCTTTGTGCTTCATTGATTCGAGTAATGATTCCCGATTCGCCACACAATGTATCAAAAATTTGATCTGCCATGCCGATTCCTATGGGTTAACCTGTACAAGTGCA